AAAAGATAAGAAAAAATTTAAAGAAACAAAAATAGGGGCTTTTTTAACAAAGAAAGCTCCTAAAATTCTTGATACTATAGGAGACGTGCTTCCTGACAATGGAGCTTTTGGCATAGTAAAAAACTTGATATCAAGTGATAGTAGTTTAGGACCAGAAGATAAAGAAATGGCTTTAAAGTTACTAGAACAAGATATAGCAGAAATGAACAACATTTCTAGCAGATGGGCTAGTGATATGAAAAGCGATTCATGGTTAAGTAAAAACACAAGACCTATGACACTTATATTTTTAACGTTAGCAATGACAATATTTATAATACTAGATTCAACGGTATTATTAGAAATAAAAACAGGTTGGGTTTCGTTATTAGAAGCCTTATTAATCACAGTTTATGTAGCGTACTTTGGAAGCAGAGGCGCAGAAAAAATAACAAAAATTAAAAAATAAAAAATGGCAGGAAAAGTCGAAATAGACATAGCTGGTTTAGAAGGTAATGAAGCAGCTCAACCAAGAGTTTTTGCACATGACGCAGTATCAGTTATAGCTGGTGACGTATCAGCAGCGACAGCAAGTAGTATACCTCTAGAAACTGATCTTGAGAGTTTAGTAACAACTAATCCAGTAGATCAGAACCCTGGGTGGGTAGAGATAACAGCTGCAACAAGTGGTAGTGGTACTGCTGTTGTTTTAAGAGCGCAGTTTACAGGCGCAGCAGGTTCTGCAACTTGTACTTATGTAGAATGTTTAACAGCTCAAAATAGTGGTTACGCAAATAGTGACACTATAACTATAACAGCTACACAGCTTAACACTATTTTAAAAACAGATCCAGTTGGTACCACAGATTTAGTTATAACTTTAAATACTTCTACAATACCTTTAGTTCAAAAAGGTTTTCCTTTAGTACCAACTCCTACAGCTAACGTAACAGAGGTTGTATCAAGAGGAGCTTGTATATATGCAGGTGTAACGGCTGATATAGAAGTCAAACTAGAAAGCGGTAGTGTGGTAACTTTTAAAAATACTGCAGCTGGATCTTTCTTACCAATACTAGCTCTTGAAGTTAAAAGTGTTTCCTTAGCCACTGGTACATTAAATGATGGTGAAATATTAGGGTTGTTCTAAATGAAAATATCTTTAGGGTATACTATTCCAAATAGGGTAAATCTACCTGGTCAATCAGGAAGCGTCACCCCACCGTCGCCACCGACTAATTTTATAGAATTAGAACCTAATTTATTTTTAATAGCACTAGAGTCTGATTTATCAGACTTGGTGGGCTTAGAAGCGTAAACAACATATAATGGCAAATGCAAAAATAAGTAACAATTCAGTATTCGTTCCAACTTCTGACATAACAAGCATAGACGGTTTAGCCGGTTATACTGGAAGCGGTAATGTTAAAATAACAGGAACAGATCTTAAAGCTAGTGTATTAACAGGCGCGATAACATCTATTACAGCCACAGCTCCATTATCTAGAACGGTTGGCAATACTCCTACAATATCAATATCTCAAGCAAATGCAACCACAGACGGCTACTTAAGTAGTAGTGATTGGGTAACTTTTAACAGTAAGGGAAATGGCACTGTAACCTCTGTTACTGGCACAGCGCCAGTTTCTGTAACTTCTGGAAATACACCTGTTGTATCTATGTCTGCCGCTAATGGATCTACAAATGGTTATTTAACGTCCACTGACTGGACAACATTCAATAGTAAAAGTGATTTTAGTGGAGCTTATTCTGATTTAACAGGTAAACCTACTATACCTACTAATAATAATCAACTTACTAATGGAGCTGGATACATAACATCGTCTTCAATACCCACGGTGGGTAATGGTAAATTAACTATAACTGTAGATGGTACACCTACAGAATTCACCGCTAATCAATCAAGTGATACTAACTTATCTTTTACGACAGGTAGTGGTACTAGTATAGCAGTTAAAGATGAAGGTACACAAATAACTTCAGGTGTTACTAGCTTTAATTTTGTTGGTGCCGGAGTAACTGCTACAAATAGTTCTAACGATGTGACAGTCACTATACCTGGTGGTAGTAGTGGTAGTGGAACAGTTACAAATGTATCTGCTTTAACTTTAGGTACTAGTGGCACAGATCTAACAAGCTCAGTAGTTAATAGCACTACGACTCCTGTAATAACCTTAAACGTTCCAAGTGCATCAGCAACTAACAGAGGTGTTTTAACATCTAGTGATTGGTCAACTTTTAATAGTAAAACAGATAACACAGGTACCGTAACTCAAATAGTAGCTAGCTCACCTTTAACAGGTGGTACTATAACTAGTTCAGGAACAATTGGTATACCTCAAGCTACAACAAGCGCTAGTGGTTATTTAACATCTACAGATTGGAACACTTTTAACAACAAGTCAGATACATCTGGAACTGTAACGAATGTGAGTGGTACAGCTCCTATAACGGTTGCCAACAGTAATACAACACCAGCTATTTCTATAGCTCAAGCAAGCACTAGTGTAAATGGTTTTTTATCTGCTACTAATTGGAACACATTTAATAACAAGCAAGACGCATTAGTTAGTGGTACTAATATTAAAACTATAAATGGAAATAGTATATTAGGATCTGGCAATCTTGTAGTTTCTGGAAGCGCTAATAATAATACTATAACTTTAACAGCAGGTACAGGTTTAACTGGAGGAGGTAGCTTCACACTTAATCAAAGTTCTGACGATACCATAACGTTTAATAATTCTATTACAAACAACAATCAATTAACAAACGGTAGTAATTTTATAACTGCTTCTTCTGCAGACACTCTTACTAATAAAAGTGGTAATATTTCTCAATGGACCAATGATTCAGGTTTCATAACCTCTGCGTCGTTACCTACCGTTAATGATGGGACACTTACTATAACTGTTGATGGGACAGCAACTACATTTACTGCTAATCAATCTGGAAACTCTAGTGTTTCTATAACAACTGGAAGCGGAAGTGGTACAGTTACAGAGGTTACTGCAAACAGTCCTCTATCTGTAACAAGTGGAACTACAACACCTGATTTATCTATAGCACAAGCAAACACAACTACTAATGGTTTTTTAACTAGTACTGATTGGAATACTTTTAATGGTAAAAGTGACTTTAGTGGTGCTTACGCAGATTTAACAGGTAAGCCAACTATACCAACCACGACTAGTCAACTTACAAACGATTCTGGTTTTATAACAGCTTCATCAACAGATACACTAACAAATAAAAGTGGTAGTAATTCACAATGGACAAATGATGAAGGGTATATAACTTCTGCATCTTTACCAACAGTTGGTAATGGAACATTAACAATAACAGTAGATGGTACACCAACTACGTTTACAGCTAATCAATCAGGTAATTCAAGTGTTTCCATAAACACTGGTAGTAATGATAACTTCTACGTTACAGGAGCGTCTTATTCGTCTGGCACTTTAACATTAACTAGAAATGGCGGTTTAGCTAGTTTAACAGCTACCGGATTTTTGCAAATAGGTTCTACTTCAACAACAGCTCTAGCTGGTGATACTACCACAATAACTACAGCACAAGCAAATGAGATAACTGCTAATACTGCTAAGGTTGGAATAACTACAACGCAAGCGAATGAAATAACAGCTAACACAGCTAAAGTAGGTATTACTACTCAACAATCTTCTGATATAACAGCTAACAATGCTAAAGTTACTTTTTACAGCGCTAGAAGGAGACACAGTTATACCAGCTGCTGCTAATAACCCTTTAATTACTTTAGCCGCTGGAACAAATATGACTGGTGGAGGTTCTTTTAACCTTAATCAAGCTGGTGCACAGACTATAACTTTCAACGCTTCAGGTGGTGGTGGTGGTTATTCTCCTACTATAAGTGTAGAAAACACTAATGCTGGTGACGTAGACTTATATGATGACGGTGTTGTTAGGCTATGGATGGTTCAAGTGACGACATTGAATTAGAAATTACTAATTTTGGTTCAAGCACTTCAAGTACATACCATGTTAGCTATACTAATTTTGACGGTAGCTCGACAGCAACAACAACAGTAGATTTAAATGAAAGTGGTACTACATCAACCACGACACTAGATTTTAATTTTACTACAGATGAAGTAATGGCATTAAGAATTTGGTCACCACGTTTGGGTATAGGTGCCGGAAGCGGAAGTGGTTTTCCTTTTTATGAGGCTACGATTATTAAATCAAGTTCTTTATACACTGGGTTTCCTCTACTTACAAGTGTGCTAAAATCAACATAGTAAATAAATAATCATAAAACAAGTGATATTAAAAATAACAAAAATATTATGATAGGAAATAAAATTGGAATACCATACAAAAACAAGTGATATTATAAATACACACAATAATAACAATTAAATTAAATTAAATGAGTAAAATAAATAAAGAACATTTAGACACTATAATAGAGCAACAAACTAGGTTAAATAAAGCTTTAACTGAAATTGGTGTTGTAGAAGCTAGAAAGCACGCTATGTTGCACGAGATGACTAGTGTAAATCAAGAAATTGAAGATTTTAAAAAAGTTTTAGAAAAAGAATACGGACAAGTAAATATAAATCTTGAAGATGGTTCTTATACTGAAATAAAAGAGCTAGAATAAACTAATGTCTAGTATTATAAGAAAAATTAGTATAGGTTCTGATTACAAAAACGATGCTATGCATTATTCTGTTGGTCAAGAGGTTTATGGTGGACACACGATATGTAATATATTAAACAATGAAAATAGTGGTGAATACTCTATTTATATAAAAAAGAATGAAGAGGTATTACCATGGAAAAGGTTTAATAGTAATATGGCCATAGCAGTTGAATTTGACTTGAAGTACTAATGAAAAGTCTTTATCAATTTATTGTTAAACCTTACAAGAAAAGGTATGACAATACTACTAATATTGACGATAAGGAACTGATACTCAATACTAGTATAGAAGATCATAAATTTGTAAGTAAAAAAGCTGTAATCGTTTCTACGCCTGCAGCTTTTGATACTGATGTAAAAGTAGGTGATATAGTATATGTTCATCATAATATTTTTAGAAGATACTATGATATGAAAGGTAAAGAAAAAAATTCATCTACTTTTTTCAAAGACGAATTATATTTCTGTAGTGTAGATCAAATATATATGTATAATAATAGGTGTCACTTAAACTATTGCTTTGTAAAACCTATTAAAGAAATAAACACTCTTTACACTAGAAAAGAAAAAGAATACTTTGGTATATTAAAATATTCTAATAGCTCTTTAGAAGCTATAGGGTTAAAACCTGGAGCGTTGATTGTGTTTACTCCCAACTCAGAGTTTGAGTTTATTATAGAAGGCGAACGCCTTTATTGTATGAAATCTAATGATATAGCCGTAACACATGGATACGAAGAAAACTAAGAAAAAAATTATTGAAGCAGGTCAAAGAGCTATTGATGAGTTAATTAAAGTGGCAAAAGAAAAGATAGTAGATTCAGACGATGATGTTTCAGCTGATAGACTTAAAAACGCTGCGGCCACTAAGAAATTAGCTATAATGGACGCTTTTGAGATTTTAACAAAAATCAATGAAGAGGAAGAAATGTTAAATGAAAAACCTAAAGAGAAAAAAGAAGAAAGATCTTTTAAAGGTTTTGCAGAAGGACGTAGCAAATGACTTACAATCAAACGCTTTGGCATGAGATCAAAGACTATGTAAATCCTAAAATATTATCTAAAAATAATAGATATAAAAAATGGGAGTATGGTTATAATGCTGACTATGACTTTATAGTAATTAGTAAAACTGGACAAATTGGACAGATCATTGAAATTCAAAACCTCCGTATTGCTTTACCAAAAGCAGACAAACCTTTTAAACGAAGCGAAAAGAAAGAGGAACAATATTGGGAACAACACGAATACCCAAAAGAATTAAAAAGAATTAAAAGTAGGTTTGATTGGGATGAATATCCAAGTGATTTTAAAGAAGAATGGTACGATTATATAGATAATGAATTTAAAAGAAGAGATGAAGGGTATTGGTTTTATAACAACGGCAGCCCTACTTATATTACAGGTACTCATTACATGTATTTGCAGTGGTCAAAAATCGATATCGGAGCACCTGATTACAGAGAAGCAAACAGATTATTCTTCATCTTTTGGGAAGCATGTAAAGCCGATAGCAGATGTTATGGAATGTGTTACCTTAAAAACAGACGGTCTGGTTTCTCCTTTATGTCATCGGCAGAGCTTGTTAACCAGGCGACTATATCTTCAGATGCCAGATTCGGTATCCTTTCAAAATCTGGAGCAGATGCTAAAAAGATGTTCACAGATAAGGTTGTACCAATATCCGTTAACTATCCGTTTTTCTTTAAGCCAATTCAAGATGGTATGGATCGTCCAAAAACCGAACTGGCGTATAGAGTCCCAGCTTCGAAGCTTACTAGACGTAAAATAGAGAGCAATGAGCAGCTTAGAGAACTAGATGGTTTAGATACTACAATTGATTGGAAAAACACAGGTGACAACTCTTATGATGGTGAAAAGTTAAAAATATTAGCGCACGATGAAAGCGGTAAGTGGGAAAGACCTGATAACATATTAAACAACTGGAGAGTTACAAAAACTACACTAAGACTAGGGCGTCGTATCGTAGGTAAGTGTATGATGGGCTCAACTTCAAACGCATTAGATAAAGGTGGAAACAACTTCAAAAAACTTTACACAAATTCAGACGTTAGAAAAAGAAATAGAAACGGACAAACATCTTCTGGCTTGTACTCTCTTTTCATCCCTATGGAATGGAACTACGAAGGATTCATGGATACTTTTGGATTACCTGTATTCACTACGCCAAAAAATAAAACAATCGGAAGAGACGGTGTTGAAATTACAATCGGAGTAATTGAACATTGGGATAATGAAGTAGATGGTCTTAAGTCTGATCAAGACAGTTTAAATGAATATTACAGACAGTTTCCCAGAACTGAAGCCCATGCATTTAGAGATGAAACTAAGAACAGTTTATTTAATCTAACTAGAATATATCAACAAATAGATTACAACGAGGAAGTAAACAATTTATCCGCTACAACAAAAGGTAGCTTTATGTGGAGTAACGGAATTAAAGACACATCGGTTGTTTTTGTGCCAAATAGAGATGGTAGATTTATGATATCTTGGGTTCCACCTAAAAATCTTCAAAATAGAGTGATTATAAAAAATGGTGTTAAATATGCGGGCAATGAACATATTGGAGCGTTTGGATGTGACAGTTACGATATTAGTGGCACTGTTGACGGTAAAGGTTCCAATGGATCGCTACATGGGTTAACTAAGTTTAGTATGGAAGATGCACCACCTAATCACTTCTTTTTAGAATATATTGCTAGACCACAAACAGCTGAAATATTTTTTGAAGAAATATTAATGGCTTTAGTATTTTATGGTATGCCTATACTTTGTGAAAACAATAAACCTAGGTTTTTATATTATCTAAAACGAAGAGGTTATAGAGGTTTCAGTATGAATAGACCAGACAAAGTTTGGAATAAATTATCTACTACAGAGAAAGAAATAGGTGGAATACCAAACTCAAGCGAAGATATTAAACAAGCACATGCGGCTGCTATAGAGAGTTATATAGAAGATCACGTAGGAGATTTAGGCGGTAAATTAGGAGATATGTATTTTCAAAAGACTTTAGAAGACTGGGCTCAATTTGATATAAATAATAGAACAAAGCATGATGCTTCTATAAGTTCAGGTTTAGCTATAATGGCTTGTAATAAAAATAAGTATAGACCAGTCGCACAAAGAATTAAAAAGAGTATTGACTTTGGAATAAAAAAGTTTAATAACGATGGAAGTTTATCACAAATAATAAAATAAATGCAAATACAAACTTATAATGGCAGTTCGTTTCCTGATCAGGTAGTATCTGAAGAGGTTAAGCAGAGTATAGAGTATGGTAGACAAGTTGGTAGAGCCATTGAAGGTGATTGGTTTAGTGGTACTAGATCAGGTGTTTCAGGTAGGTTCAACACTAATTATAATACATTTAGAAATCTAAGATTATACGCGAGAGCTGAACAGTCTGTTCAAAAATACAAAGATGAACTAGCTATTAATGGTGATTTGTCTTATTTAAACTTAGACTGGAAGCCAGTACCTATAATACCTAAGTTTGTTGATATTGTGGTAAACGGTATGGATAGCAAACTTTACGATGTTAAAGCATATGCTCAAGATCCAGAGTCGTTAAAAAAACGAACAGAATATGCTGCTAAACTACTTAGAGATATTCAAGCGCAGGAGTTAATAGATCAGATACAACAAGTCACGGGTATGAACATGTACTCTACAGACAACCCAGAAGATCTTCCTCAAAATAAAGAAGAGTTAGATGTACATATGCAGTTAACTTATAAGCAGTCTATAGAAATAGCTGAAGAAGAAGCAATAAACAATACACTTGCTTTTAACAAGTATGACCTGACTAGACGTAGAATGGCGTAAGATCTTGTGATACTAGGTATAGGAGCTGTTAAAACAAGTTTTAACCTATCTGAAGGTATTAAGGTTGATTATGTTGACCCTGCCAATTTAGTGTACTCTTACACAGAAGATCCTAATTTTCAAGATATATGGTATGTTGGTGAAGTTAAATACATAAGTTTAAGCGAGATAAAAAAAGAGTTTCCTCAATTAACAGATGAAGAACTAGAAACTATACAACAGTATCCAGGTAGTGAAAGCTACAATTATCAATTCAATGGAAGAAGAGATGGTAATAGTATAGCTGTATTGTATTTTGAATATAAGACTTACCAAGATCAAGTATTTAAAATAAAGCAAGGTGCTACTGGTTTAGAAAAAGCTCTAGAAAAACCTGATACTTTTAATCCACCCAAAAACGATAATTTTGAAAGAGTACAAAGATCCATAGAGGTGTTGTATGAGGGAGCTAAGATACTTGGTCATGAAATGATGTTGAAATGGGAGTTAGGTAAAAACATGATTAGACCTGATGCTAATTTAGTAAAGGTTAATATGAATTACAATATATGTGCTCCAAAAATGTATAAAGGCCGCATAGAGTCTTTAGTTGGTAGAATGACAGGTTTTGCAGATATGATTCAATTGACACATTTAAAACTACAACAAGTTTTAGCTAGAGTAGTTCCTGACGGTGTTTTTCTTGATGTTGATGGTCTAGCAGAAGTTGATTTAGGTAATGGTACTAATTACAACCCAGCAGAAGCATTAAATATGTATTTTCAAACTGGTAGTATATTAGGTAGATCTATGACACAAGATGGTGGCGCTAACCCAGGTAAAGTACCTATACAAGAGTTGCAAAGTTCTAGTGGCGGACAAAAAATGCAAAGCCTTATTCAAACTTATCAATACTATTTACAAATGATGAGAGATGCTACTGGATTAAACGAAGCGAGAGATGGTAGCGTTCCAAATAAGGATTCTTTAGTTGGCTTGCAGAAATTAGCAGCAGCTAATTCTAATACAGCTACAAAACACATAGTACAAGCTAGTTTGTATTTATCTGCTAAAACCGCAGAAAATATATCATTTAGAATTTCAGATGCTTTAGAATTTCCATTAACTAAAGAAGCTTTAAAATCTAGTATAAGTTCTTATAATGTAGGTACGCTAGAAGAAATGTATAAGTTAAATTTGTATGAATTTGGCATATACCTAGATCTAACTCCGGATGAAGAAGAGAGAGCTATGTTAGAGCAAAACATACAAGCTTCTATACAGCAAGGAAGCATAAATCTTGAGGATGCTATAGAGATAAGAGAGATTAAAAACTTAAAGTTAGCCAATCAAGTCTTGAAGTTTAAGAGAAAACAAAAAATGGCTCAAGACCAAGCTAATCAACAAGCTCAGATTCAAGCACAAGCTCAAGCACAAGCTGAGACTGCTGAAAGAACAGCTATGGCTGAAGTTCAAAAGAGACAAGCTATGGCTGAAACAGAACTTCAAATAGAGCAAGGGAAAGTTGAATTTGAAATAAAAAAATTAGAACAAGAAGCTGTTATAAAGAGACAAATAATGGAGGTTCAACACCAATATGATTTAGAACTTAAACAAATGGATGTACAAAGAATAACGGCTAGAGAAGAAATGATTGAAGATCGAAAAGACAAGAGAACAAAACTAGAAGGTAGTCAGCAAAGTGAAATGATAAATCAAAGATCTACTGATGGGCCACCTGTTGACTTCAATGCTAAGTACAGTGATTTATTATCACAGTAGAATTATTAACTATTATATTATATTATGTCAGAAGAAATAAAAGAAACACCTGGAGGTGAATTGACTCAAGGTGAGTTTAAAGTTAAGAAAAAACCTAAAAACTTAGGTTCAAAAAAAGAAGAAATAGTAGCAAAAGTTGATTTCAGTAAAAAAGAAAAACCTGAACCTGAAGTTACTAAAGTAGATTTAACAAGTGAAAAACCTGTAGAAAACGAAGTAGAACAAGTAATTACTGAAGTTGAAAAGAAAGAAGAAAAACTTGAAGATACTCCAAAGCCAGAGGTAAAAGTTAAAGAAAGAATAGTAGAATTACCAAGTGACCTAAAGAAAGTAGTAGACTTCATGGAGGACACAGGTGGAAGCTTACAAGACTATGTAAGATTAAATCAAGACTATTCTAATGTTGATGAAACAACACTTTTAAGAGAATATTACAAAAATACTAAACCACATTTAGATTCAGAAGAAATTGACTTTATAATGGAAGATAACTTTCACTATGATGAAGAAGTGGATGAAGATCGCGATATCCGTAAAAAGAAATTAGCGAAAAAAGAAGAAATTGCAAAGGCCAGAAACTTTTTGGAAGAAACAAAAAGTAAATATTACGAGGAGATCAAGTTGAAACCCAACGTAAACGAGGATCAAAAAAAAGCTATGGACTTTTTCAATAGATACAACGACAAACAACAACACTTAAGCAAACAAAAAGAAGATTTTATTAATAAAACTAAAAATTATTTTTCTAAGGATTTCAAAGGTTTTGAGTTTAACTTAGGAGAAAAAACTTTTAATTATAATGTTAATAACAAAGATCAGGTAGCTAATGAACAAGCGGAACTACAGACCTTAGTTAAGAAGTTCTTAAACGATGAAGGTGCTATAGAAGACGTAGAAGGTTACCACAAAGCTTTATATGCTGCTAAAAATGCTGACACCATTGCACAACATTTTTATGAACAAGGCAAAGCCGATGGGATTAAAAACATTGTAAATAAATCTAAAAATATTGATACGGCTTCAAGGCCACAAAACAATAAAGATATATTTATAAATGGTTTAAAAGTAAAGGCAATTAATGGTGTTGATAGTTCTAAGTTGAAAATACAAAAACGAAACAAAAACTAAAAACTAAAAATTATGAGTTTAGTAAACGGCGGGAGTTTTCCCGCGTCAATAATTCCATCTCAGAAAAGGATGGCGTTATCAAGTAACTACTTGAATTTCAATGCGGACCCACAAGGGATTAGTGATACTAACACTTTCGCACAACAATATCTACCTGAGCTTTATGAAGCGGAAGTAGAAAGATACGGAAACAGAACATTATCTGGTTTCTTGAGAATGGTTGGAGCTGAGATGCCTATGACTTCAGATCAAATTATCTGGTCAGAGCAAAACAGACTACACGTTGCATACAAAGGTTTAAACGCTAATATTGGCGGAGCTAATCCTTTCACTTGTGAGCCAGACATAGCTAATCAAACGCCTGCTGCTACTAACATAGCTATTAGAAAAGGACAAACTGTTTTATTCTCTGACCAAGCTACAGGTTTAGTAACTGCTAAAGCTTTAGTAACAGAAGTAAGAGATGCTGCTGGAGCTGCTGTAGTAGATGGAGCTGCTAATGCTGTAAAGTTTGACTTCCAATTATATGGAACAAACACTTTACCTGGTGGTTTAGCTGGAACTAAGAATGTAAACATGTTTGTTTACGGTGCTGAGTTTTTAAAAGGTACTCCTGGAATGTCAGGTTCTATTGAGCCACAATTCACTCAGTATTCTAATAGACCAGTTATCATTAAAGATAAATATGAAATAAATGGTTCTGATACTGCTCAAATTGGTTGGGTTGAAGTTGCAACTGAAGATGGAACATCTGGATATCTATGGTATTTAAAAGCTGAATCTGAGACAAGGTTAAGATTTGAAGATTACTTAGAAATGCAAATGGTTGAAGGTCAAGACGCGAAAAACCCTGATACAGGTGCTGCTACTCAATTGAGTGGATTAGTTCTGGTTTTGCTGGTGCTGCTGCTCCTGGTTCAGGTGCTTTAGCTGATTTTGATGAAATCCTTAAGAACTTAGATAAGCAAGGTGCTATTGAAGAAAACATGTTATTCTTATCTAGATCTACGGCTCTTGATTTTGACGATATGATTGCTGCTATGGCAGGTGGAGGTTATGCTTCTACCGCTTCTGCTTCTTATGGTCTTTTTGACAACGAAGCTGAAATGGCGCTTAACTTTGGATTCTCTGGTTTCAGAAGAGGTTCTTATGACTTCTACAAAACTGACTGGAAATATCTAAATGATGCTACCACAAGGGGTATGGATAAAGCTATTGATGGTGTTTTAGTTCCTGCTGGAACTTCAACAGTGTACGATCAAATGCTAGGTTCAAACATTAGACGACCATTCTTACATGTAAGATACAGAGCTTCTGAAACTGAAGATAGAAGATTTAAAAATTGGATCACTGGTTCAGTTGGAGGAGCTTATACTTCTGATTTAGATGCAATGTCTGTACACTTCTTATCTGAAAGATGTTTAGTAACTCAAGCTGCGAACAATTTTGTATTGTTTAAAGGAGCTTAATTAGTATATAACGTGGGGAGAAATCCCCACTTTATTAATCTTTTAAATAATAAAAATTATGGCAAATATAATAAATTTTCCTTATGAGTCGTCAACAACGTTTTTAAGTTTAAACGTTGCTGGATGTTACAAGGTATTGGTAGGAACTAATCCAGATCAAATTGATTTGTATTACAATGTTCCATCTGGTACTTCAACTGCGACTTATGCGGTTACTTTAGATTGGAATGGAACAGACATTGAACAAAGCGATATAACAGCTTTGGGTGAATTAGTCCAATCGTTGAAAAAAACACCAGCTGCATCAGCTGAGTTCAAATTAGTATCTGATGATACGGCTAAATTGTTACCGGCTACGCCGTTTGCAGTTTCTAGCAAAACCCAACCTTAAACGTAAGTTATGAGTGAAAATATAATTTTAGTACCATTAAATGGTAAATTAAAACTAAGCAATGTTATTGCTGCTGCTCGTGTAGATGTATCACAAGCTACATTTGTCGCTGACGGAACGGTTGCTGGTATGGCTAGTACAGTTGACGGAGGAAGCTCTGGATCTGGTGCTACTTTTGAAGTAGTCGTGTCTGGTGGTTCAATGGCAGCTACTACTGTTGAAGCTGACGCTGCAGGATCTGGTTACAAACCAGGTGATATTATAAGCATACTTGGAGATGCTGGCGGTGATTTTACAGGAACAATAACTATAACTATTCTCAACTCAGATCGTCTTGGAGATGAGGCAGAGGCAATGATAGACTTAAATGTCGCGGGTGGTTATGCCCTTTGTGTGCTTCCTGATGGATCAAGTCCGTACACTGATTTCAAAATCCAACAAATACAACCAGAACACTTTAGAGAGTGGAAAATAGTTGTAGCTGGAGGAACTGCAAGTAACTACGAGTTAATAGCAAGAAAAATAAATGACGTGATGGTTAAAGCTTTACAACAGCCTAATTCTTCACCAGTGTTGAAAGACATTACAACTGGTGTTACTGTTGATAGTGTAACATTATCGTAAAACAACAATGATCCCGCTTCGGCGGGGTCTTTTTTAATTATTATATTATATTAAATTATGGCAACAACAAAAAAAGCTCCTGCTCCCAAGCAAGAGGTTAAGCAAGATACTTGGGAATATAAAGATAGAAATTACTATTTACTAGGTGATAAAACACCTTTGACATACACTCTACCTAGTAAACATACTAGAAGATATCCATTAGTTTGGTTTGATAGTGAAAAAGGATACGAAAGAGAATTAAGATATGCTACAAATCAAAACAGCGTTTTTGTAGATGATCAAAAAGGTCAGGTTACTTTAAATCATGTTGTTTTTGATATGGGGCATTTGATGGTTCCTAAAGAAAAAAGAAACTTACAAGAGTTTTTAGAAAAACATCCTCATAGAGATTTAATTTATTCAGAGTTTGATGCTGAAGTTGAGGCTGAAGACCATGTAGAACATCTAGAATTAGAGTTAATAGCAATGAATGCTGCTAATCAAATGGATGTTGATTTTGCTGAAGCTATTCTTAGAGTTGAATTAGGTAGTAATGTTAGTAAGTTAAGTTCTAAAGAATTAAAAAGAGATTTATTAATCTTTGCTAGAAGGAACCCTCAGTTGTTTATTGAGTTAGCACAAGATGATAATATACAGCTAAGAAATATGGCTATTGTAGCTAGAGAAAACAATATCATAAAATTATCTGCTGACCAAAGAACATTTACTTGGGCTAGCAATGATAAGAAATTGATGACTGTTCCTTTTGATGAAAACCCATATACAGCTATGGCCGCTTGGTTTAAAACTGATGAAGGTTTGGAAGTATATAAGTCAATAGAGAAAAAGTTAAAATAACAAGTGATTATATATAAGGCGGCTATGCGGCCGCCTTTTTTATTTATAAAAATATTAAAATGGCAATAAACGTAAATACTGTAT